CCCATATAGGCGTATAACTTTATTCTAATGAATCCAGGCAAGTTAGACAGACGCATTACATTCGGCACGTTTTTAAGCGTAGAGAATCAGTACCAAGATTACGAAATTACGTTTGTTCCGGCATTGGTTACTTGGGCAAATGTAAGAATATCGGATGGTTCAAGACAGTTGGAAGCAGGTGAGCAGGTTATTAATCAGACTTATCGTTTCACTACGAGATACCGCAGAGATTTTGAGCCTACTAAAGACATGAGAATTTTGTATGAGGGTAATTATTTTACCATTCATTCGGTTCGAGATTTAGAGGATAGAAGAAGGTTTTACGAGATAGTTGCAAGGGTTACTGATGAAAACTCCGAAGATTAACATTCAAAAACTATTAAAGCAGATTGATTCATTTGGGTATGATGCTCAAAGACAAGCCGTTTCCGTTATTAACGAAACTGTTAATAGTATGGTTACTGATGCAAAGTTAAAAGCACCAGTTGATTTGAATCAATTACGAGGATCAATAGGAAAGACTACTGCAAGGGTTGGCTTTCCTAAATCTATATTTTTTAGTAATGCACCTTATTCTGCTTATGTTGAATTTGGTACTGGGGCAAAAGTAAGTATTCCAAAAGGATTTGAGGAATTAGCTGCAAGATACAGAGGTAAAGGCATTAGGCAAGTAGACATTAAACCACAACCATATTTTATACCTGCGTATCTGCAAAACATTCCTATTTTAAGAAAGCAATTACAAAAAACATTAGATAGGGAAGTGAAAAAATACAATGCAAAAAAATAATTATATTTGAGAAATGAAAGACCCGAATTTAGACATACTTAATGCATATAAGAGTGCTTTGGCTAATCTAAATGTCGGTGGTGTATCAATTCCGGTTTATAGCAAGTCGGCACCTTTAAAAAACGTACCAAAAAAATATGTAATTTTGTCAAGTCAGACAAAGTTGCAGAATGAAACGAAGTGCGATTATTGGTACGAGTGTACGATGACAGTTCAAATCGTTACCAGATACCCTAACGGAACTGGTGATTTGAGTTTTGCGATGGTGATAGGAGAAGAAGTGGCACAACGAATACAAGTGAATGGAATTGCATTAATTGACTTTCATAACGTGGAAACTATGCAACTTTTAAGCAACGAAGTGATTTTAGAAACGGATACCGAAAACGTATTTCAATACTTATTAATTTTTCAACATAAACTAAACAACAATTAAAAATGGCAAATCAATTCTATTCAGGTAGTTTATTCATGCTTTATATTAGAAACGGCGGTACATGGAAGCCGGTAGCGTGTTTAACTTCAAATGGTATTAGCGAATCTTGGGATTTCGCTGAAACTGTTACAAAGTGCGATCCAGGTGTAACTCGCAGAAAACCGACAACGTATTCGTATGAGATTCCTTTCGAGGGCGTGTTCACCGATACAAGTGGTGGTGGTGGTGATACTGCAAAGGCATCATGGGATGTTATTAAAGACTTGGCAAGGTCTAAAACCTTAACCGAGTATGAAATTGCTTTATTGAAAGAAGATGGCACAGAAGAGCCTAACTTTGCACCGCAGTATGGTGCAGCTTACTTTTCTGCTTTGGAGATAACTGGTGCAGAGGGTGAGTTCATTACCTTTTCCGGAACTCTTTTAGGTGATGGCGATATAACTGAAATTGATCCATATCCTGGCTACTAAATGGAAGGACATTTAACGTACAAAATAGGCGAGGTTGAAAGGCAGTTTTTCTTTGGTAATTACGCATTAGAGCAGACCTTAACTCATTTTGATGCTTCTGTTTCCGACCTTTCGGATTTGTTAGGTAAGCAGTTGTTGCCATTTTTAAGGGTGTTTATGTATCATGCAGCTGCCTATCTAAAACTAAAGAAAGGTGATATTATAGACTTTACCGAGTTTGATGTTCACGAGTGGATTGATGAGTGTGGCGGATCGGGCGGTCAGTTGATTATGACAGTATCAAAGGAAGTCTTTAGAGTTTTAGGTTTAAATACCGAAGCTACGGAAGAAAAAAAAAGCAAACCGCAAAGCTAAATTGGAATAAAGATGTGTTGACTTTTGCTTTTGGTGAACTTGGGATGATGCCCGATGACTTTTACGCCTTGACATGGAATCAATATATTCTAAAATGTCAAGGCTTTTTTAATAAAGAAAAAAAGGAATGGGAAAGGATAGGTTGGTCAACTTGGAATCAGATGCGAGTTCACGTTAACAAAGGGATGCCAACTTATAAAAAGTTTATGTCATTTATTTACCAAGATGAGTTAGCAAAAGATATGGACAAAATCAAAGAGCAAATGAATAAGGCAATGGCTAAATATTTGGAAAATGCAAGGAATTGAAATACCCATTGGTGCGCCTTTAGATAGGTTAGATAAAGATTTAAAACGGGCGCAAAACAAGTTAAATAATTTTGCTGATCAAGCAGGGAAAACTGGTGCTGCCTTAGGAACTAAACTTTCAGCAGGGAGTGACAAAGCAGCCTTTGCCTTAACAAATTTAGGTAGGGTTGCACAAGATGCACCATTTGGGTTTATTGGTATACAAAACAACTTAAATCCTTTACTTGATTCTTTTCAACGATTAAAAGCAGAAACTGGTTCAACTGGATCTGCATTTAAAGCATTAGGTCAATCTTTAATTGGACCTGCCGGAATTGGTATTGCTTTATCTGTGGTTTCATCTGCAATTTTGTTTTATCAGCAATATCAGCAAAGGGCAAATAAAGAAACAAAACAAGCAGTTGATGCTAACAAGGAATTAGCAGATAGTATAAAGTCTATTAGCCAAGTTCAAGCAGAGGGTAGAGCAAACGCATCTAAAGAGTTATCGCAATTACAAAGCCTTTATACTGCTACGCAAAATACAAACATACCTTTTAAAGAAAGGTTAAACATTGCCAATGAATTAATTAAGCAAAATCCAAAGTATTTACAAGGCTTTAGTGCGGAAGCGCTTATTGCCGGTAAAGCTGCGGTTGCATATGAAAAATTAACTAATGCTATTTTAGCGAAAGGACTTGCACAAGCAGGGGAAGCAAATAGACAAAAGTTAGTTAACAAGTTATTAGAGGATAGTACTGCATTAGTAACTGCTCAAACCAAATTACGAGAAGCAGAATCAAAAGTTAAAGCTGGTCCAACTGCATTGCCAGGTTTGGCAGCCGCACAACAAGCAATTCAATTAAGTAGTGAATTTAATAAAGCAAAAAATACTGTTGATGCCTTAAATAAATCTATAAAAGATACAAATACTCAATTAGCTTTAAACGATAAAGTAACGCAAGACCTTGTAAAAACTTATGGTAGTGAGGTTCTTTTTGATTCTGAAAAGCCAAAGAAATTAACTCAAGAAGTTAAAACACAATCGCAAATACTTTCTGATTTAGCAACGCAGTTTACAGTAATAAACAGTCAAATAAAAGGTACGTTTGGTGATCAAAATAAAGAAAGAATAAATGCTTTAAATGACGCGATTAAAGAGCTTGTTAAAATTAAAGCACCACAAAGTGTAATTGCTCAACTTCAACAACAAATTTTAAATTTGGATCAATCCGCTTTTGAAAGAACTGGCAAACAAGTAGGATTAAATTTTGCAGTTGGTTTAGAAAAAGGATTAGCAACTACATTACCAGTTGTAGCGGTTGATTTAAGTACAAAACTTAAAACTGGATTAACCGATTGGCAGATGTATGTCAATGAAACTTTGTTACCACAATTACAAAGGAATTTTGAAACTTTCTTTAACGATATTTTAATGCGTGGAAAGTTATCATTTGAATCATTAGGTAAAGCCATTGTAAATACATTTTTATCTGCTTTAGCAAGTGATGCTGCAAAAGAATTAACTAATCTTTTTAAAATATCACAAGATAAAGATTCTACAGAGGCAAAAAAAGGTGGTACTGGTTTATTAAAGGGGATTGCAAGTTTATTTGCGTCAAAAGGGGCAGCAACAGCAGCAACAACAACGGCAACAGCAGGAGGAACAACTGCAACCGTAGCCGGTGGAACAGCTGCAACTGGTGGTGTATTACTGCCAGTCTTAGCCGGACTTGCAGTAGGGGCAACGATTGCATCATTAGTAAAAAAGAAACCAAAAGCACCAGTTCCACAAACTTCTTCTACTATTAGCACAAGTGCTGCACAATCCTTCCAAGACTTTGGGGGTGGGCGTGTGGTATTTGAGATTTCGGGAACTAACTTGATTGGTGTATTAAATAGGGCAGGGGCTAAACTACAAAGATTCGGACCATAAGATGTATAATCCAAAATATTACTTTACCTTTTACGCTGATAGAGACACAAGGATAGAAAACGGATTTCCTGATGAATACCTTTGCAGAATTTCTCAGTTAGATTATGAGGGCGAAGCAACAGAGATACAAGCACAACAAAATCCGGTGCAAATAACCTATCAGAATACTTCGAGCAATAAGTTAGAGCCGATAATCGGATCGGAAGCGACTTTAAACTTGATAGCAACAGAAGATTTCCAATTAGAGGATTTGTATACCGAAAACGAACGAGAGTTTTTAGTTGAGGTTTTCCGAAAAGTTACGCCAAATACATTCACAGTCACTTGGTCAATGGATGAAGCTGCTGCTGATTTAGATTTAGAGATTTTTGTCAATGGAACGAGGGTAGTGAATACCTTTGTTACTTCATCCGGCTCATTTGAGATAAACAATGGCGATGAGGTGTTAATCAAGCCATTTGCACAAGCACCGGCACCGCCGGGAATCAATGGTTTGAATTTAGAAGTTACCGGTTTGCCGACACAAAGGACAACTGTTTATCCCTTATTTTTTGACACCTACATTACGCCAACAAGCGACATAACGATTAGTGCTTATACAACCTATTCGGCTACGGAATATACTGCAATAAATTCCGCAGTTTTTGAAACAACTTGTCCAAGTGGTAACGGAACATTTGAGGTGTATACAGAGTATTACACAAGCGTAGTCAGCCAAGCAGCAGCACAAGCATTGGCAGATGGAGATACTGGGTTTACGGCAGCAGGTCAAGCGTATGCCGATGCGGTAGGGACTTGCTATGTTGGTCCTTATGATTTTGATGATATGATATGGACTGGCTTTATTATTCCCGATGGTTGTCAAGAGGCTTTTACGTTTGCACCTTACCCGATTTCGGTCAATGCCGTTGATGGTTTGGGGTTGCTTAAAAATTTGTCCTATTGTCAAAATGATGGCAATTTCTATTTAGATAAGCAAAGTTTTATAGATGTCATACAAGCGTGTTTGGTTAGGTTAGAAGCACCGGCATTGGTGTTAAATACTTGCGTAAACATTTACGAAACAAGTATGACTCAAGGCGATGCTTTTGATCCGTTAGCGTTGGCTTATGTAAATTCGGAAAGGTATCTAAAGGATGACCAATTTACGCCAATGAACTGCGAGGAAGTGTTAAAGTCAATATTAGAGGAATGGACTGCGGTAATGATTCAGAGTGGTGGCGAGTGGTATATTTACAGACCTACCGAATTGGCTTTGTCGGGAAACTTGGTGTTTCGAAGATATTTAGATGGGAATCGGATTTACGATCAGCCGACTGTTACTTCCGACTTGGACTATTTATTAGGTGGCGAGAGTGAGGGGTTATTATTAGCACCTTTTTTTCATATTAACACAGACCAAATGAAGATGATTGATAGACCATATAAAAATGCGTCAATGTCTTATAATTATGGCAAGATTGAAAACAAGGATGAAAACTTGGCTAATCCAAACTTACAAGGTGCATTTGATGGTTGTCCTGGTGATCCCATTGGACCATGCGATGATGTAACGATTCCGGGTTATACGAAAACTGGAACAATGTATGCAGGATTATATCCGGGTGGTGGCGTTATATTTTACAATCAAGGCGATACATTTCCGGTTAGCACTAACTATTACGAGAACGATAGCACTATTCCGGTTGACAATAAAAATCGAATTAAAATAGTCATTGAATATATAAATCCGGCATTTATTAACGGAACGGATATGAACTTTATTATCACGTTGGATGATGGATTGGATCTATATTATTTAAATTTTAATAATAATTGGGTTACCAATTTATCACCCATTGCTTATAGCGTAAGGAGTGAGCCTGGCACAAACGGAACGCTAACAATTATAAGCGATGTTGTGCCTATTACCGGGTTATTTACAAAGTCCGTAAGTTTTAAAATATTAGCACCGACTGGAACTGTTGAGGACATTGTTTATACAAGAGTTTCGGGTTATGTTTTAATTGATTTTGGAAATCAGGTCGGTGAGATTCATACGGCAACGCAAGATGGCAAATTTACATTTGTTCCGCCAACGATTAATGTGTTAAATGCCGATAGTCCGAATAACTTATATGTAGGTGCTATCTATGAAGAAGATGAAACTACGCTAACGGAAACGTGGGTTAGGCGTGGGATATCGGAAAGTGCTTTAGCACAACCTTATGAGGCAAGTAAGGAATTTTTAAGAATTGCGGTTGAAGAAAAGCAGAGGTTATACGCAGGACCATTTGTTCGTTTTGAAGGTAGTATCTTTGGATATTTTCCGCCAGTTACAAGGTGGAGTATAAACCTAATTGATGGCTATTTTATGAACTTGAGTTTAACGTATGACTTACAACAAAACATATGTAAAGCCGTTTTAGGAAGGATTGCAAATGCAGAGATAGCGATGGATTATGAGAAAGTCCCAGATTACGGAACAACCACAAAAGTAACAGTTAAAGGCTCATGATGTTATACATAAACGATATACCGGTGGGGTGCTTGACAACAGTCAGCAGAACGGAACAAATCAGTTTTATAGAAACGTGCAAGACAACTATGCAAGGCTCACAGAAGCAATTAGGTAGGCTTTATAACTACTCAATTCCATTCGAGGGTGTTATGACTACCGACAACAGTATAATGTCTTGGAGTGGCTTAAAATCACTTGAAAGAATTAAGGTTAATTGGGAGATAGTTGGTGAGGATATAGAAGTTGGCGAGGGTTTTATAGAAAATTTAGAGATTATTGGCGAGGTGCAAGACTTTGTAACTTTTAGCGGAACAATTACTGGGTATGAATGAACTGATGCTATATATTAACGATGAGCCGGTAGGGTGTTTATTGACCAATAACCTATCCGAGCAGATTAGCTTTATCAAGACTTGCAAAAGTACGCCGGAAATGGGGCAAAAGCAGTTAGGGCA